ATGGAGACACGCGAAATCACCACCCTGCAGCCCTCCCTTACGGAGTTCAAGCGGCACCTGAGAATCACGTCCTACGACCTTGATAACGAGCTGGAAGCAAAGCTGAAGGCCGCTATCAATATGGCCGAGCACGAGATCTCCACGGTGATTTCCGTCTCCAAGTTCACTCTTACGCAGGAATTTGCCAACACCATCTCGCTGAGGTATCCCGCCACTGGGATTACCTCAGTGAAGGTGGATGGCAATACCCTTGAGTCCGAGAAGTATTCCTTTACGGAAAATTCTCTTGCTATTGCTTCTGATGTTGAGGGAGAGAATGTTGAGGTAGTGTATTCCGCCGGCATCACTGTCGCTCCGGATGACATCAAGGCGGCAGTGCTCCTGATGGGCGCCTCCATCTTCAACAATCCTGTAGACCGGCCAGAAGAGCGCGACCGTACAACGGCCCGCAATCTTCTGCGTCCCTACCGAAACTGGGGAAAGAACCGATAGGATATGGAAGAGCAGGTGAACATAGGCGGCCTGGATACGTTGGTCACCCTTCGTGCCGTAACCATCGGCAGGAGCAAGGACGGCTCGAAAACCAACATCTTTAGGGACCACGGCGATGTCTTTGCCCACATTGAGCGCCGAATTGACGAGCAGGTGAACACCGGCAACCTTGAAGAGGGAGAATTTATTCAGCTAACCATCTACAAGGTTCCCCAGCTCACCACCCGTTGGCAGGTCAAGATAGAAGGGGTTTCCTACGGGATCACCGCCATTGACCCTATCTCAAGACTGTCTCCCCTCTGCATCCTTACCATACACGCCCTGGACTGATATGGCCAAGATTGGCACCATAGAAGGACTTGACGACTGCCTCAAGTGCCTGGATACCGCGCCGGAAAACGTGGTCAAGATGACCAAGAATGCCATGCGCGAAGGTGGAAAGGCGGCGTCTCGGGTGATCAGGGCGAAGACCCCCGCCAGATGGCGAGGCCTGGTAGGATACAAGGTTTCAAAGGGGCAGCTTTCCGGCAACACCTACGCGCTGGTTGGCTACTTCAACAAAGGAAAGAGCAAGGGAACGGCCGGAGCGATTGATGACTGGTTCAAGGCCTACTGGAAGAACTACGGAACGCTGGCCCGCCGTGACGCATCGCACCACTTCTCCAATCCAGTGAAGCGAAATGTCCGAGGCCGCCGCAACAATGTCGGCCAGCCGGCAAACCTCTTCTTCGAGCAGGCATTGGGCGGATGTTACGAAAGATTCCTCTCCGCCTTCCGTGATTCTATGAGTAAACAAGAGCAGACCCTTTACGACAGATGACAGATTCCCTTCGTGATAAGCTGGTAGCCGTTCTTTCTGGCGTCGCAACCATCAACCTTTCCGAGGATGCCAAGGATTCATACCCTTGGGTGGTTTACGATATGACCACGCATCCTATAATGGACAAGGATGGCATTTGCGGCTATTCCGGAGATGCTACAATTCGGCTCGTCGACAAGGATCCTGACGCCCTGGACACACTCCGCGCCTCCGTGGAAAACGCTATTGCAACCGGAATGCGCGATTCGGTCTTCTCTTCCAAGCTCAACGACATCACAAAGGAATGCGTTGAGGATGTCTGGACTATTGAACTTACTTACACCCTGAAGCAATACGCCGACTGGGAGCAACCAACACCTGAAGAAAACGTACAAACAAATACTGATTAACTATGGTTAAAGGATATAACGTAGCCCTCAAGATAGGCGAAAAGACTATCGTTGGCCGCACCCAGGACGACCTCACCATTGCTGCAAATATCAAGGAATCCCAGACCAAGGACGACGCTGGACAGAAACAGTTCTCCGTTGTTGGCCAGGAGGTGACCTTCAAGTGCAGCGCCCTTTTGGATGTCTCTGGCGGCGACGCCAACTCCATGGACCGCGACGACCTGATCGCCCTCGCCCTGGAGGTTGGGGAAGATGCAGAATTCGACGTGACCTACGAGGCCGACGAAGGAGATGCCTATGAAGGCACCGGCATCATCACGAACTACGCCGAGAGCTCCAATGCCGAGGATGACGCAACCGTCTCCGTTGACATCAAGATCACCGGCGAATTCACCAAAGTAACCAACAACTCGTAAACATTGATTCACTATGGTAAACGGATATAACATTGCATTGAAGATTGGTGGTAAGACCATTGTGGGCCGTACCCAGGATGACCTCACCATCGCCGCTACCGTGAAGGAAAGCATTGACAAGGATGACGCTGGAACCAAGCGCTTCTCCGTCACCGGCCATGAGGTTACTTTCAAGGTGAGCGCCCTGATGAGCGTGGATGAGGTTGGCAGCGGTGTCCAGAAGGTAAACCGCAACTTCCTCATCGAGCAGGCCATGAAGAAGGGCTCCGCCGCTGTGGTCGCAGTAACCTATGCCTGCGCAAACGGCGACAACTACGCCGGAAATGCCATCATGACCAACTACTCCGAGAGCTCCAATGCCGAGGATGAGGCCACCCTGTCGGCTGACTTCAAGATCACCGGCGCCTTCTCTAAAGTGGTATAGCTATGCCGAAGGATTTTCTCAAGATTGGCGGTAAAGAATACCGCGTTGAGGTGAACTGGAACGCCCTTTCGGAATACCTTCAGTTCATCGGGGATGATTCCTACGACGGGCTTGCTAACGTCGGCTCTATGAAACCCTCTCAGGCTCCTGCACTGATGGCTGCTTCTATCAATGAAGGAGAGCGCCTGGAGGGAAGAGAAACCCATCTGAGCCCCAAGGACGTCGGTGCTATGATTCGCCCCAAGGACGTTGAGGCTTTCATGAAGATCTACGTCCGCCAGTCTGCGGCACAAGTAGACGAGGAAGAGCCAAAAAAAGAAGGCGGGGAGAGTCAGGAGGACTAAAGCTCACGATCGGCCAAATTCGCGGATGGGCTATCTCCCGTCTCGGACTGAGCCGTGACGAATTCTATCTGATGCGCCCGGGTGAGTTCTGGGAAGCCATGAACGCATGGCAAGCAGATAAGGAGGTGGACCGGCGTCATGTCGCGGAAGTGATTCGTGGGGTCGGAATCCGCCTCTTTAATATACAGCTGAATCCGAAAGACCAAATTCGGGACATCCGGAAGTTTCTCCCCCTTCCGTGGGATAATGAAGACAAAGAAACCGGCGAGATTGACCGCCTGAACAGTCTCTCCATTTCGGACAAAGCCGCAGAAGCGCAGGCACTATTGGAACGACTCAAACTGAAGTGATATGGCAAACGAGCCTAAAATGAAAATTGGCATTGGTGCCGATACCGGTGACTTTGACAAAGGGGCGAAGAAGGTAAAGCAGGAAATGCGCGACCTCTCGAAGGTCTCCAATGATGCCTTTAACTCCATTGGCAATGCTATTGGCGTCGATACGGCAAAGCTCGCCCAGTTCTCCAGTGCCCTCCAGGGGCTCGGAAATAAACTCCAGCAGACAGGTAATGCCGGCGCGCAGGCTTTTGGCTCAATCCTCAAAAATATAGGCCCAGTTGCTACCGGAATCGCTGGGCTCGGTATTGCCGGAGCTGTTGCGGCTTTTAAGGCCCTTAAAGGTGAAGCAGAAGCCTTTGGTAACACCATAGACGGCCTCAATCTGAAACTCTCCACACAGGCGTACATTGACACATATCGCCAAGCGCTCCATGACGCAAACAGCGAGACCGGTAAATCTGTCGGAGAGGTCATGGCTGATTGGCAGAAGGGATGGGCTAAATTCAAGTCCAACGTGACTGCTACTTTTGTGCAGTGGGTTGCCGGCGAGGACACCGTTGGTCTTGGCGAAGCCTGGAGGAAGGTGTCTGCCAGCATTGAAGACGCTACGGCGGCTGCAGAGCGAAACGAAGCTCGAGGCAACCAGCTCGCTGAGGTTATGAAGCGCGAGCTTGATGTCCGGAAGGAAGTGGCCGACATTGACGTGAAAATTGCCGAGCAGCGGCGTATCATCAGAGACCGCTCCGAAGACGTCAAGGCCCGTTCCGAGGCAGAAGCCCAGTTGCGTGAGCTGATAACCCAAAAGACCCAAAAGCAGACAGCAATCGCACAGGAGCTCTACGAGCTTCATGCAGCGATGGACGATGAGGCTGGCTCTTCCTACGAGGATATGCAGAAGGTTGTATCCTTGTACGAAAGCTGGAAGGCACAGATAGCAAGCGCAAGTGATCAGCTTGCCATGGTGGACCGATATGCGAACTCCATCAAAACAGCGACGGACGAAACCGCGAAGAACATTGCAAGAATCAGAGCCCTCCGTGCGAGCGGAAACGAGCTTGGTTCCATCGGATCAGCTACAATGTCCGGCCTTGTCCAAACTCCCGTTCAATTCATTCCAGACCGGAGAAGCATTGACAACATCAAGGAGCTTGCCGCGTTTGAGTTCGGAGGGATGAAGTTTACCATTGACTTCGAAATGGATGCCGAAAAATGGCAGCAGATTGCAGAACGGGTCGGGAATGGCATAAAGAACGCAGTCACTTCTGCTACAGTTGCCATGGGCCAGGCTGTCGGGCAGCTTATTGGGGACCTTGCAACGGGCCAGGATGCATGGAGCAACTTTGCCAACTCTGCAGTCTCCGCTTTTGGTGACATGGCTATTTCTCTTGGTAAGATTGCCATTGAGGCCGGCGCCGAGGTAATAGCTTTGAATGCGGCTCTTTCCTCTATGAGCGTTCCTGCAGCATACATGGCCATTGCGGCTGGTACTGCGCTTGTCATCTTGGGAGCTGCTGTGAAATCTGGGATGTCAAACATTGCGAGCGGTAATTACTCCGCCGGTGCCGGTGCCGTCAGCTCCGGATCATCCTATTCTTCGTCACTTGGCAGCTTCGAGCAGAGGGATGTGTACGTCAATGTGACGGGAACCCTTCGGGCCGATGGCAACCAGCTTGTTGCCGTCCTGAATAACACGAACAAGAAAAATAAGGTCACGACGTAATGGCTTTCGCTAACAGATTCCATTTCCGTTTTGATTCCATCCACGGGGTGGAATACAACATCTATATCCTGCAGGATGGCTATTCGGGCGAATGCGAGAATAGAAAACTTGGCCGCGCTCCTGTACTCCGAAAGCAGAAGAATGGTCCGGTCTGCGGAACGTCCCTGGATCTATACGCAGAATGCGCGCCAGGCCATGACGGAGAATTCGCCGCGCTCTTCACCTCAAATCCGAAGGAGTATCGTGTTGATGTAAAGCGCAAGGTAAGCGGAACGGATGTGCTCATCTGGCAAGGCTTCGTCTCCACGGAGCTCTACAGCGAGCCTTCCATCTATCCGCCATACGATGTTCAGATTGTGGCAACAGATGGCCTTGGCGAATTGAAGCTGGTAGACTTCATCCCCGTCGGCATCGCAACTCTTTCCCAGCATTTCCGGACCGCCCTGGCTTATACCGGAATGAATCGAACCATCTACGTGGCTTCTTCCCTGATAATGACGGGAGAGAGCGCTACGGATACCTTCGAAATGTCCATTAGCCTGGACTACATGGAAGGCGATTCTTACTACGATGTGGTCACGAAACTGCTGGATACGCTTCACGCCACCATCACCATGTACGGAGATAAGTGGCTCATTGTGCGTGAGACAGATCTTCCGGCACTCCTCTCCGGCTCCGGCCTTTCCGTGGTGAGTATCGCGGCGGATGGGACGGCTTCAACAACCACAATCGGAGGCGTACACAAGACAGTTGGTTCTATGGCCGACAACTCCGTAGATACCTGGCCGGTTGGCCAGCTGTCCACGGCTATTGACCCCGCGCGTAAAGAGGTAACCGTTGAGGCTCCGTGGCACACTGTTTCAGGGCCCGATGATCCGAACATGGAGGAAACCACAGGCTCTCCATGGGGAACGGAAGGAATCGTGCGACACGATACTACGGATGATTGCTTCTATGAGCTCGGCCTTGATCCTAACAACCCGCTGAGCGACGACACCTGGGGAACCATCAAGCAGGAAATACCTATCAACAAACTTGATTGCGGTTTCCAGCTGAAACTCCGTGTGGCCCCCCGCGTGTATAAACTGCGTGTCGGAGACGCGCAATGGTACGCCCACGGAAATATCAAGGTTCATCTTGAGTATGATTGCTATATTTCTTCTGGGTCGCATTCCACCCAGCACACGTCTACGTATATTGGAACGGAAGAAGGATGGAGTGGAGCTCCGCAGCACGAATCCGACCCGAAAGTAGAGATACCTACAACTGACCTGGATTCCATTGGTGAGCGCTGGCTTTCAATCAATATACCGGCCATCTCTACACCGGATTCCGCATCTCGCTATATTGTCTCTGACTATGCAACCATCCGCATAGTGATTGAGGGGCATTGGGTTGAGGTATATGAGTGTATTCTTACCCCGTCTCTCGACCTTCCTGGCTATCGAGATATTATCCACCTGGATAATGACGCGGTAGGTGCTGCAGAAACCGTGGAAATCACTGGCGGAAGGGTCAGATCGGATAACCTTGTAAACAGTAAGTTTTACGGCGGTATTTGGATTTTCAATGGGGCGATAGTAACCTCATTCGCGGATAGTGTCCATTCGAATGGTGACTTCCTGTCCATTACGGCTCTGAGCTACGCACTATCCGTGGCCGGAAGGAGGCTGAAAACAGAGGGAAAACTGAATATCCCACCAGGATTCTCCATTCTTCCTCTCTTCATTACCTTTGACGAAATCCTTTCCTGGATTGAGACATGGGAATGGGACCTTATTCAGGAAGAGGCCCAGGTGTCTGCCATAAGTCTTCCTGCTGTTGAGGTTCAAGTTGAGAGCGAGACTGTAGAGGGACTGCCGGAAGGCGGCTCCGGAGGATCCGGCGGCACTGGTAACGGTACTTCCTCATCTTCCGCTTATTCCTATAGGACCGGAGGATCTTCATTCTTCGAGGAAGACGGAAACGGAAACATTAAGCTGAAGGATGAGTATGGTGGCCTGTGGGCTAATGGCTTCATGTCTTCCTGTGGACTTAGTGATGACCCTGGAGAAGAGGGTGTGTCCCTTGCGGCTGTCTGGGAATCGCTAACTGGAAACACGGACGATTATGCCAATGAAAAGATAAACGCATATCATATACCTATTGGCAACGGCCTCAGTATCGACCCAGCAACAGGCCTAATAGAAGCAACGGTTGGGGCGAGCGCATTAGAGTATCTTACGGACGTTCAACTAACGTATCCGTCTGCCGGCCAAGTGCTCGTATATGACGCGGCGTCTTCCTTGTGGAAAAACGGAACGCTCAACATTTCTCAAGTATCCGGCCTGGATAATAGTTTATCCATTATTTCCGGCGCTATTCAGTCCCTTCAGTCTCAGATTGATTCGGTTGCATCAAG